TACCACCTAACTTATCTATAATCTCCTGTTGAGCAAATAAGACCTGATCTGCATTGGTATCTAAATCTGTTTCTGTAAGAACGCTACCATCTTGGAAATCTACCTTCTTGGCACTTATATTTGTATCTCTTTGAAATTTAACAGCAACACCGTTACCAGGTTCATTACCACTGGTAAATGTTATCTGTGTACCACTAGTAAATGTATAGTGGGTGGTTATAGTTTTTAAGACCCCACCGACAGTAACATCAACTTCTGCTTCTGATAAATAAGAGAAGGAGATGTTAAAAGGTCCAGCAGAACCGTTACCAGTGTGGTTTGTAAAAGATGCAGCAGTGTTAGTAGCCATAGTTAGTTAGTGTCAAGGTTGCGTTCAAAGCCTTCGTCAAGAGCTTCGAGTTCTTTGATGTATGCGTCAAGCAGATCTGGTCTGTCTTGCTCTAACCACCTCATAATAGCTCTTTCTTCTTGTTCTCTATAAATTTGTCTAAATCCGTTTCTTAATTCTTTTGTTATTTGATCTCTATATCTTTTTGATCTTTGTGAATCTATAGCATCTGGACCTTCTTTTAATATTTTTAAACGCTTTTGTACTTGCGGATCATTTATGTATTCAAGGTACTTTTCTTGAACAGAAACACCTTCTTCATCTCTTATTAAAGGAATACTGTTATTAATCTTTATCCAATTCTCGCTATCTAAATATATTCCACCTAACAATTCATCTGGAAGAGGAGTATCTACAATTCCAATTTCATCCATAAAAGTAAGAATAGGATTGTTTCCTGACTCACTAATTTTAAAACGATTGTAATTCTTATAACCAAAACCAACAGGATATTGTTTAAATTTACCTGTGTATTTATTCCGAACTGGTTCTAAATCAGCATCCCATCCAGTAACACCTTGAGATAATGTGCGTTTAAAATTTAAACCAAACTTTTTAAAATAATCTTCTACTACTGGTATTTTAGGTTCAACATCAACAAGTGTTCCATCTTCTCTTGTTGTTTGTTTGGTTATATCACCTTTGCGTACTTTTATTTCTTTAAATTTAGGATTTTCTAAGTTGTATTGTATCCCTGTTGACTCATCAAAATAATCATAATCATTAGCTCTTTTAATAGATCTAGCGGTAGATTGCCACATTGGTAGTGGTATTTTAGAAGCACCTAAAGAAGCAATATCCAAATACTTAACTGTACTTTCTGGCATACCAAGACTTTTAGCTATATCTTCAATTGAAGCCCTGCCAGAAAAAGGAATCCTGTTAATAATTTGTCTACCCATCCATCTTGCAGCCCTATCTGGATGTCTAAACACATTAATAAATTCTGTTGCTCCTTTTAAAAAAGTATCATTCTGTAGTGTTCTCCAAGTAAGAGCTAGTACAACATTACCTGCTTCTTCTTTATCTTCTGCATCTAATTCTGCTGTTACTTCAGGCCAATCACCCATAATTTCCATAGCACTTTCCCAAGGATCTAAACCTTGAAATGACAAATAATATCGTTCTGGTTTTCCATCTGGACCAAAAATCTTATTACCTTTTTCATCTTTTTTAAGAAAACCAACACTACTAGGTATTTCGCCAAGTTCTTCTCTTAGATTTCGACCTTCATAATTATCAGGACCTGCACCAATTAAAACCATTTCAGCATTAGGATCGTTTCTTGCTGTTGACATCAAACCTAATGACAACAAGAAACCTTGTCCTAGTATGGCTTCTCCTAACGCTTTAAATCTTGTTGTTTCATTATCACTAAGCATTGCATCATTATATTCTTTAAGAACATTTCCAAAGCCAATATTGATAGGTTTACCTGTTTGAAAATTTAATTTATTTAAAAGACCACCTGGTTTTGACGCATCATATTTTGTTCCAATTACAGAAGTAGGAAAAGTAAGAAACTTTCGCAATACAAATTTTTTAAGGTTTACTGGTGTACCAATAAAAGGTTGAATCCAATCCATACCAGGTTTTTTAGATAAATCAGCTAAAGGTTTGGTTGCTTTTTTAAGATATCCTTGCCCCATTGGTCTAGTAAATGTATCAAGTATTGCTTGTTCGGCATTTCTAGCAAATATGTCTTGAGCAAGATCTGAAACACCTTCAATACTTTGATTAACTAATAACTTGTTTATATCTTCCATTCCTCTTCTAACAAAAGTTTCAAACTGATCAGAACGTAAACCTGACTCCCATCCTTTTTCTATAAAATCAGCAAAACTGCCACTTCTTAGTATTTGCTGTTTTACGAGTTCGTCACCCCAACTCATAGTAAAACGACCAGGTAAATTAACAGCAGTGCCAAAATGTTTTACAAGTGCCGATATATTTTCATTAGTAATTGATATTGGTGCAATACTTTTATTAAAGAAAGGTAATTCTATTGGTTCTTTTGTTATTGGTACGTTAAGATTTTTTATTCCTTTATTAACAGTTTCTGATTTTTTTCCAAGAAATGATAAATTTTCTGGATCGTTTTTTATCTTTTCTGCTAACTCAGTAAATGTACTGCTTCTATCAACAAACTTTCTGTTAGCAGGTGCAACTAAATTTTCATTTAAAGTCCAAGCTCGTCTTGCCATTTTTACAGAATCTTTAAGAACTAAACCTTGTGATGCTAATTCTGCTATACCTCTAACTATTTGTTTTGAATTGCCTTCTTCAGATAAAGCAGCATAACTCATAGACTTAATTGGTCCTAAAAACATATTAAGAAGACCAGAAGCTACGTTTATTTGTTGTGTTTCTATTCCTCCAAGTAAATTATTGATATAGATTTCTTTACTCATTTTCAAACCAAAAGCCAAATCTTCTATTAATTCATCACCCGATACATCACCTTTTAATAATTTTGTTAAAGCATCAGGATCACCATTAATCGTTCTTAGTTTTCTACTAAAATCTAAAAGCTCATTAAGGTCTTTAGAATCTAAAGCTTTTTCAATCTGTTCTTCTGAAGGCACTAATTCCTTCATTACTTTTTGATCTTCTGCAATTCTTTTCTGTTCTTGTATCTGCCCTAAAACATTTTGATCTGTTGCTTTAGTTTTCTTGACGTTTTGTAGGTTGGAGCCATCCTTAAGAATTGTTGGATCTTTACCTGCTAGTTGTCCAACTCTTTCTGATCTTGCTATTTCAGATCTCAAACCTTTTAGTTCTGTAATAAAGCTAGTAAATTTTCTCCAGTTCTTAATAAATATTGGTTTTGCTTTTTCATATAATTCTTTATTATCAGTTAATCTTGCTTCTTCTAATATTTCAAGAGATCTATTAATGTTTCTTGCTGATCTTCTTTGTACTCTTATACCTTTTAAAACATAATCAGCTAATGTTTCTTTTGTCTGATCTGCATAGTTATTAAATAGATAGGTAAGATTCGCAATCGTAGTATCATCAGCCATTTTGACTATACGACCTAACTGCATTTCATCAGTCATAACTTTTGTAGTCTTCGGATCAGTAAGATCAGAAGCATTTATACCGTCATAAATTAACTGTGCATCTTTATCAGAGTCAGGTAATATATTCCGACTAGGTATGTAAGTTCCTTTTTCTTGATCTATAAATCCTACTGGTTTTGTAGGTTGTAAGTCTTTAGAAAACTTCTGAGTTTTAGGTGGTTTTGATCTACTTACTAAGTCTTCTGCAACTTCCTCACCTGTATCAGTTCTTGATACTTTAAGCAGTTCATCAATAATGTCGTCTTCACCTTCATCAATCAATAATTCAGTATTGCTTTTTGCAAAAGTATCAACATCGTCTAAAGTATTTTTTTGATATTGAGAAACAACGTCTAATGATTGCTCCCTTTTAATAGGATTGTTTCTTATGCTTCTTAAACCTTCAATCATATTATCTGCTTTTTTTACTGTCTCTTCACCAAAAAGACCTTTTAAAGCAGATGTAGTATCTGGTGCTGTTTTAATTAATGTTTTAGCAACTCCAGGAACTTTACCAACAACACGACCACCCAAACCAATAGTTTCACCTGCAAGACCCATACAATACTGTTGTCTTAATTTTGCTTCTATAAAAGGTAAGTCTTCATCTGCTGCTGAACAATGTTCAAAAAAATCATTTCTTATAGGCTTCCATTTATTAAGTAAGTCATATATGTTTTCTTCATAAGGTGTAAAAGCTACAGCATCTGCAAGTTGACCTGATGCAAAAAATCTTAGTGGTTGATTCTTTAATCCAGCACCTTTTAAACCTTTACTTGCTAAATTCAACCCAACTAATGCTTTACCAAAAGTATAAGTCAAACTATATCCAAGCTTGTCTTCATCACCAGGTCTTTTCAATCCTAAAGCTTCTAAATTAATAAGATCTTCTGGCTCGTATGGATTACCTTTTATGGTAGAAAGATAACCTCTAATTTGATTATTAACACCGTTTGTCAAACCAATAGGAACAGATAAAAAACCTCTATATACATCACCAACAGGTCCTAGGCTTTCTGCATATTTATCTGTTAATTCTTGTCGTTTGTCTTTAGCATCTTGTAATATTTTATCTCTATTAAGTCTTATTTCTTCCAGTGATCTTTTATCTCCAAGAAAAGTATTATCAAAAAAATCTACAGTTTTAGCATAAGATTGTTGTAAGGCTTCATCTACTTTTTCAAGACCTTTAATAATAGGTTCATTTTTTTTATCGTTTTTATTAGAAGGTGTTTGAGGTGTTTGAGTCATTGTTAGTTAGGTTTAGGAGCGTATGTACCTGTTTGTTGTAAGAAATCTATTGCCATTTTATATTTAGAACCTCCTTCTAAAAGATTTGGCAATGCTTTGTTAACAGTAGTGCCATTTGAATCTGTCCAATCAGCACCTCCTTTATCAAGATTAGAAACATTACCTGTAAATATAGCTGCATATATTTCTTTAGCACCATCACCAGGTCTTACACCTCTGTCTCTTAGGAAACTTGTAACAGCTACCATCTGTTCTTCAAACGTCATATTTTCTTTAATGTTATATTTAGCAATTTCATAAGGACCAAATTGTATAAGACCTGTATATTTTTTACCTGTAGCTTTATCAACACTTACTACAGAAGGTCTAAATGATGATTCCTGTGCAATGACTGCTGCAAGAGGTATTGGACTAATACCAAGCTCATTAGCTGATTTGACGATAGATTGAACTCTAGTATCATCACTAAAATTAATTTGTGGCTCTTCTGTATTACTTTCTAGTTCTTGTCTATTATTTTCTGGTATTAAAGCATTAACTATTGGCATTATTAATTCTTGTCCTTCTTTTATTACGTTTGGATCAGTTATATCATTAGCTTCCATAATAGCTTCTACTGTTGTACTAAATAGATTAGCCAAATTAAATAGAGTATCTCCTTTCCTAACTTCAACTGTAGTCGGAGCATCTGAGTCACTAAAGACACTAAGGTCTATATTGTCTTTGTCTATATTTTTTTTATCTATATTTTTTTTATTTTTAAGTTTTGGGGTATCAAACAACTTCGGGTCATTTAATATTTCATTTTGATTGTTAGGTTGACCTTGTGGATTGTTAGTTGGTGTTAAAGAATTTTTCTTTCTGTCTGCTGCTGTAAATGGATTAACTATTGAACCTGCTACACCTGCTTCACTTTCTGTAAAAACCTTAAGCTCAAGTTTTAATAAATTATCTAAATCCCTTAACATTTCTTTTGCATCTCTTTTTGTCATTGGTCTTTTATTTTCTTCCTCAAACTCATCCATTCTTTCATCAATTTCATCATTTAAAATTCTTTCATATCGTAGTAATAATTTTGCATCCTTATTAGTTATACCTCTAGCACCAAATCTATTCTTTCTGCTTAATGCTGATTTAGCATCATTCATTATTTTTGTTTTAGATTTTTCTAGGTCTAGTGCATAACCTTTCATTTCTTTTATTCGTATTTCTAAATCCTTAAGTACAGCTTGGCTTTCTGAATCTGGTGTGGGGTCTAACCGTTCTATTTTATCTAATTCAAGAAAAGCACCTCCTTTATCTGGTTCACCATCAACTATATACAAACCATTTCTTAAGTCTTTTTTAAACTGATTTGCTTTTTCAGTAAAAGTTTGATTATCAAGAACACCAAACTCATCAATATCTGTTTTAAATTCTTTTTCTTGAAAATCTAATTGAAGTTTTTTATACTTTTGATTTTTAAGTATTGGATCAGTTTCATTACGATAATCTTCAATTCTAGAAGTAAACAAATTTCTTCTCTTTGCTTTTCTTAATTTTTCTGGTCTTAGACTATTTTCTACTTCATTTTCATATATATCAGTAAAAAATTCTGTTGTTTTTTCAAGCCATTTAGGATTATCTTTTAATGTCTTACCTGGTGAAGAGCCTGGTATAGATTCACCTAAAAAATTAACTAATTTAGCTGCATAATTAAAATTACCTTGTGTAACTGCTAAATCACCAATACTAACAATATTACTAATAACATCTTCATTAAATTTTGTTGCATCAGAACCTGTTATACCTGCATTTCTCATGTCAGTATCTAATTGTTTAAAGTCTTCTTTAAGACCTTGTATGGCAAGAGTTTTTGCTTCTGGATTTCTAAAGCCAAATGTTTGAGCCTTTAAAAAGATTTTTGAATTTTCTTTTATTCTTGTTGTGCTTTCAGCAAGAATTAGATTCTTGTTATATGCGTTATGTTGCTTTGTATGTTTAGTATTAAAATCTGCTAATGTTTCTTGTAGCTTTGGAAGAAAAACATCATTAATTGTTTCTTCATCTACATCGGGAGTAATATCATCAACAAAAGTAGAAGTAATACCGTTAACAAAATCTTGTACTTGTGATGAACCTAAAGGGAAAGCATAAAGAGGTTTTGTTTTTCCTGTAGGATTACCATCTATATCAAGTACATCTATTCTTTTTTTCTTGTACTCAGTATCAAGAACATTGCCAATTTTCAATAAAGAATTAAGAGATCTTTGTTCTGCAAAACCTTGTCTAAAAGCAGGGCTGCCACCAATAATTTCATTGGCAGCATCTTGTCCTTTTTCTTTTCTTGCTTTAGTAACTAATTTTGCAATTTTACCACCTTTTAAATCATCTTTTATTGCAAAATAAGCTCCTTTTTTTTCTTCTTTTTCTATGTCTTTTTCTATAAAACCTGGTATAAGTTTTTGTATTGCTGGATTTAAAGTAGATAAAGCAGATGCAAGTTCTTGTATTCCTGTTTTTGGTTGAACATTGGGGGGTGCTACGAAGGTATCTACAGGGTTTGCTGAAGATCTGAAAGATGTACTTTGAAAACTAGATGTCATGAGAGAGCAACAAGAGAAGTAAGTCCTGTAGTGGCTGTATTAAGAAGGATTGATCCCAGAGAAGGTATCTGGTTATAGGCTGTATTAATATTACTTGTTAATTGATTTCTTCTGTTTAAGAATTGTGATTCAGTACCTTCAATATTTCTAGTGTATTGTCTTCTTGCAGATTCTAAAGATTGATTCACTGACTCTCTGTAATTAGCAGCTTGTCTATCTTGATCCTGTAACAATAAACCTACAGTTGTACCTGCACGTTCTGAAGCAACTATTTTTCTACTAGATATAAGACTTTCTATATTTTTAGCAAACATATCTTGTGCAGCAGATTTTTCTGTTTCTGATTTCTGTTCTGATAAAGCTTCCTGTTGTAGTCTTTTAGCGTCTTCTGCTGATTGGTTTGCTATTAATGAAGATTGATAAGTCTGGTTGGCTGCTGTTTCTGCTGCTGATTTCTGTGCAAGACCTGTAGCTGCACTAAGACCTAAAGATCCAAGAAACAATCCACCAGCAAGTTTTGTTGTTAAACTAAGAGCAGGTATGGCAACACACATTTAGGCGATCCTCAGAAATTCGTAAAATGGTTTACCCTGGATTCCATATTTTTCGTGGTATTTAATAAAGGTAAAACCAAGAGACTTTAACCACTTGATAGCAGAATCATTCTCTGCATATACAAAATTATATAAGACTTTGTATTTTTTCAAAAGGTTATCAACCCATTCTCGTCCTTTTCTTATCAGTTGTATTGTATATTTTTTATTTTCAAATAACTTATCAGTCGCAACCATCCATATAACACCACC